CGATTTAGTTTGGAAAAACTTTTTCGATCAATCTTCTAAATTTTTACCGGTAACATCAAATAAAATGAATTATCCAGTTGATATATTTACAACTGATTCAGGTATACAATTTGAAATTGCCGCAGTAGGTTTAGAAAAATCAGATATTGAAATCTTAACAGAAGGAGAAACTTTAAGAGTTCGATATGACAAAGGTAAAGAAGAAAAACGTGAATTTATTCACAAAGGTATCGCTAAAAGAGCTTTTGATTTTGCTTGGAAAATATCTAAAGAATTAGATTTAACAAAAGCAGGAGCAGTAATGGAAAAAGGATTGTTAGCAATAGATATTCCATATGCTAAAGATAGAGCACCAAAGCGATTAACAATTAAATAAGTTATATGAGACCTACCAACTCAATGTATATATCTCCAACTATTGAGTATCAAAATAAAAGATTCAATATACGAAGATTAGTTCGAGAAAATCCAGAAGAAAATATAGAATATTGGAAATCATTAATTGATCATGATCTTGTTTTAAGAAAAGATGGTTATTTATGGTTTTTAATAGAAATTTCTGATGCTGAAATTGTAGAAGAATGAAAAAGAAAAAATTACCAAAATATATACAAGAAAAATTCAAAAAGCAACAATTTAAAATTGGAGACACTGTTAAATGGGAATTCTTAGGAGAGTCTGGATGGGGAGTTGTTAAAAAAATATTAAAAGCAAATGATAAAATTACTTATATGGTTAAAACAGGCAAGTACACGTATCCTTGCGGTATTCAAATCAAAGAATATTCAAGTTACTACGCCGGATCTATCGACTACGAGACTTCAAAAAATAGATCAAATAATGTCAAAACCGGAGTTTCAACAACTAAAACACGAACTAACAATCAAACAAGGAAACGACTTTCTGGATCTAATAGCAACTCAATATCAAATACAAGATCTAACATTAGGTCAACGAATGATATTGGGAATGGCAATGAACAACACATTGAAACAAATTCAAGAAGCAAAAAATCAATTGAAAGAACGGAATTAGACAAAGAGTTTGATAAACAGAAAGATTTTTTGCGTAGATTTACGTAAGTTAATATTTATTAAAAAGGAGAAATTATGGAAAAAATTAAAAACATAGTTAATTCATCATGGTTTAAGGCAGCTGCTATTGGTGGCATAGGTCTTTTATTATTATTAGATAAAAATGTATTTTATTCTGGTATCGCATTTGGTATCGCAGTAAGAGAATTTTTATTAGCATTTAAAAAATAAATTAAAAAAAAAAGGTTATAATATGAGTACTATTAACAAAGACTTAGTTAGAGATCTAGTAACAGATTCTGCAGATATAGTAAGATCAATGGGCAGATCAATTGAAAATGGTCATCTAGATGTTAATTCAGCGTTAAATAATTTATCAGCTGCGTTAAGAAAACTAGAATCAGCTGCAGAACATTTAAGAAAATAATGAAAAAATATTTTCCGTATTTAGTATTAATAGCGGCATTAGCTTTAGCTTCAAGTGCCGCTTATTACAGTGTATATGGAATTAGTAAATTATTTTCTGCACAAGCGGTAGCAGTAGCTATAATGGCTGGAACATTAGAAGCTTCAAAATTAATTGCTGCAACATATTTACACAGATATTGGAAAAAAATAAATTTTTTATTTAAATTTTATCTAACATCTGCTGTTATTATATTAATGTTTATTACTTCTATAGGTATATATGGATTTTTAACAGCATCATATCAGACAACAGCAAATGAATTATTTGTAATGGATAAAGAAATAGCAGTTATTGAAATGAAAAAATCTAGATATTTAGAACAATTAACTGGTTATACTTCTGAAAAAACACAATTAGCTGGTTCAATAACTGAATTAACAAAAGGGCTTTCAAATAATAAAGTTCAATGGAGAGATAAAGAAACTGGTCAAATTATTACATCTACTTCAAGTAAAACTAGAAAAGTATTACAAACTCAATTAAATGATTTTAAAACACAAAGAAATAAGGTATCTTTAAAAATAGAATCATTAACAGATTCAATAACAAAACTAGATCTAAAAGTTTTAGATTTACAATCAAATTCAGAAGTTGCTAATGAAATAGGTCCGTTAAAATATGTATCAGAATTATTAGATCGTCCTATGAATCAAGTAGTAAATTGGTTTATATTAATTTTTATATTTGTATTTGATCCATTAGCTGTAGTTTTATTAATTGCTGCAAATAGAGCTTTTGAAATAATTAAACCAAATATAAAAGAAAATATATACGGAGAAAAAGTTATAAAAAATAGTAATCTAGATGCATTTAGGCCACCACATCCATCGGATGCAGCTGCAGTTCCTTATTCTGATACCGAAGATTATCTTGAAGTAGAAGCTGACAGGCGAATGAATATTATCGGTCAAAATGGCAATGAAGGATTACATTACGAAGAAGAAAATAAAAACACCCCTCCTACACCAGGAAAAACAAATGTTATATCATGAAAAAAGAAAAATCAACAAAAATGTTACAATGTAGATGTGAAAATTGTACCAATATGGTAGAAGTTGCAAAAACATCTTTGTCAGTTGTCTGTTCTTTCTGTACATTTAAAATGGCAGAAGGTATATTGGAATATTCCAAATAATTTATTATAATAAATAAAAAGTTATGTTAGAAGCTGAAAAAATTAAATCGAACTGGGATGAATATAGAAATAGAGTTAATACGTTATTTCCAGATAGAGCAGAAAAATTAAATAAATTATATGATGATTATGAAGAGCGAATCGTAATGATGCCTGCTTCTTCAGTCGCTCATTATCATAATGCATTTGCTGGGGGATATATTGATCACGTACTTAGAGTTATGGATTGTGTAGAAAAATTATATAATTCTTGGGAAAGTATGGGTTCTGATATGTCTGGATATGAATATAATGAAATGATGTTTGCTGCCATGCATCACGATTTAGGTAAATGCGGATTTCCAGGAAAAGGAAGAGAAGTATATCAAGTAGAAACTTCTGATTGGCATAGAAAGAATATGGGAAGAATGTATAAACATAATGAAAATATTCCATTTACAATGGTTCCAGATCTTTCACTATATTTACTTCAAAAATATCAAGTTCAAATGTCGTGGAATGAATATCAAGCTATTAGAATACATGATGGTATATATGATGATGCTAATAAACCGTATTTTATTGCAAGATCAGCACAAGCTAAATTAAAAACAAATTTACCTTTATTGTTACATCATGCAGATCATATGGCATCACAAATAGAATATGAAAGATGGAGATCTCATAAAAATAACTCACCTAAACCTGTTAGTGCAAAAACAAAATCTACTAAAAAAACAGCAATTAAAAATTTAGCAGAACAAAACCCAGATATTGATAAATCGATAACAGATATATTTAAAACATTTGGAGAATCATGATTACTATAATTTTATTTATATTAATATCAGGAATTGCAGTATATTTTATATATAGAGCATATTCATTAGCTGGAGAATTAGCTGATCAAGAAGAATATATACAAGAGTTGGAAGATTATTCTCAATATATGTATAATCAAATAAAAGAATCATATACACAATTAACTAAGATTGACAGTAAAGGGGCGTTTGAACAAGATGACGAAACTGGTACTGTGTTTGAACAATTAAAACAAGTAATAACAAACTTAGAGAAAGAATTTAATGCCGAGAAAGAAAAAAGCTAGTAATAGATATTGGACTAAAGTAACTGAATATTCTGTTGCTGCGTATAATCGTTCTAATGATAATCAAATATTAAAAGAAAAAATATATAGGCGATTTATTTATCCTGCTTTTATGAAATTATCAGAAAATTTAATTAATAAGATGAAATGTGATTATATCGATTCATCTTTCAAGGATCTACAAACTGATTTAGTTACTTATCTAACAATGCGATTAGATAAATTTAATCCGGCTGCAGGTAAAGCATATTCATATTATACAAGAACATCATTTAATTATTTAATTGCTGAAAATCAAAAAGGATATTCAAAGTTAAAAAAAGAATCTGAACCTATAGATGTTGATGAAGAAAGAAATATTCCAACAGAAATGCATAATATAGAAATGCAAGAACTTTTAAAGTATTTTATGAATGCGTATGTTGAATATTGTTATGATAATATAAATAGAATATTTACAAATCAGTCTGACATTCACGTAGCTGATTCAATATTACATTTATTTGAAAATCGTGAAAATATAGAGCAATATAATAAAAAAGCATTATATGTATTTATACGTGAGCGTACAGGACTTCAAACTAATAATATTACTAAGGTAATTAAAGTCTTAAAACAAATATATACAACAAAATTCAAAGAATATGAACAAAATGAATTCGTGAATTTACCCTTTTAATATTTATATTTAAAAGGATCGTATAATGGATATTAAAGAAGAATTATTTAAAGGAGTCAGTTTTTCTGATTTAATGTCAAATGTTTATCATAATTCTAAAAAGAAAGATAGACAAATAAATCAGTTAATATCTCAACTGCAACCTTTAATAAGAAATGCATCTGACGCTACTATAATAGTTCCTTTAATTAAAGAATATTTAGACGTAGCAGTAAAAAATGATGATCATATAGTTAAATTAACTGCTATCACTCAACGTTATATTTCAACTACTCAGACTATATCTGGAGAATCATCACTATTAAGTGAATCTGAAAAGAAAGAATTATTAGGTATGGCATCCAAAGAATTTGAAGATGAATTAACCGAAGAAATAGAAAAAATAGATGCAGAAGATAAAGAATTACAAGAAAAAATTCAGAAAGCTAAAGATTTAGTATCAGGAGAAAATAATGTCTAATTCATTTAGAGTTGTATTTGAAATAGCTGAAGTAATTGACGTTGAACAAATTCGCACTGGCGAAAATCAACAAAATTTATATTCTGTTTCTGCAGAAATATATAATACTAGTACAGTTCAACATGATGTACAAGTAAGACCTGCTTCTATTAATATGCAAACTCCGCCAACCGTAGGCGAAATAATTTTAATATTTAATGGACCTAATCAATATAGTGGACAAATAAACACAGAATTACAATGGTATTATTTATGTACATTACCAATTCAATCTTCTATATATAAAAATGTTTTACCTAGTACCGAAGGATCAAACGTTACAGATAATGTATTACCTGATAAAATAATTAACCCATTACAATCATTTGCTGGTGATACTTTAATTCAAGGAAGATTTGGAAATTCTATACGTTTAGGAAGTTCTCCAATATCAAATGATATATCCCAAACTTCTATTTTACCAAATTGGTCTGGTAATGGTTCTATGAATAAATTAAATTCTGATCCTATAATTATATTATCAAATACGTCTGGTCACACTTCGAATAGTGAAGAAGATCCATATGGAAGAAAATATACGGTTGAAAATTTAGATACTGATGCATCTTCTTTATATTTAACAACAACCCAACGATTAACTACATTAAAATTAAATAAAAATACTAATAAATCTGGCGGATATTTAAATTATGATAAATCCCAACTAATTGGAACTGCAGATAGAATTACATTAACTTCAAAATCAAATAATATAATACTAGATTCATCAAATCGAATAAGTTTAAATGCAAATGAAATATTATTAGGAGATGAAAGCGCTACAGAACCAATGGTTCATGGAAAAGAATTAATAACAATATTAGGTTTAATAATGGATGAAATTGAAGGAGGAACATTTGGTAGTGGAGGAATATATTCACTTCCAGCGTTAGGAAAAATATCTCAAGCTAGACAAAAATTATCAAAATTAACAAGTAAAAAATACTTCATGAAAAAATAAAAGAAAGTTATAATTATGCCAGTAACATTTCCATTAAATAAAATACCAGAAATACCTCCTAGAATAACTTCATTTGCAGTTGATACAATAGTAGATTTTTTAAATAAAATTATTGAAAAATTATTAACATTGGTTGATGAAGCTACAAAACTAGAAGATAATTGTGCATGTGATGATCCTAGAATTCAAGATTTAAAAAAATCATTAGAAGATGTAATGGAATTAATTAAAAAGTTACAAGAGCTAATACCAAAAATTCAAGAAATGATTGATTTATTTAAAACATTAGCTGATATTGCTACAACTGTAAAATCTTCTTTATATTTAATACCAGTTGTAGGACAAGCTATTGCCGGAGCAGATTTAAGTATGGTACAAACAATGACAATAGAAAATGCAAAAAAATCTTTAGAACAATTACAAACAATTCCATCCAGATTAAATATTGGAATTGATTTAGCAGTTCAAGAATTAACAAAAGTAGCTAATCGTTTAGCAGAAGCATGTAGTGGAGCAGAAGATATTAATAATGATGTTTTAAAAGTACCACAACAAGTAAAAGACTCAATTGATAATTTTAATCGAGATAATAATTTTTATAATGATCAATTAGATAGTGAATTTTATCAATTAAAAAATGTATCTATAGATGATTTAGACGACAGAGCAAATTCAATACGTGAATTAATTGATCAACAACGTGACTTATTAACATCTTTACAAGAAGCGCCTTCAAAAGTTTTATCTGGAGCGGGACCTCCGAATAATGATTTAGGTAAATCAGGAGATTATTATGTAGATATATCTTCAAATCAAGTTTATGGACCAAAATTAAATACAGGATGGGCGTAAATTTATATGTTTAATATTTATAATAAAAAGAAATAATCATGAAACAAGAAAAATTTATTAATGTACTAAAAAAAGTTATAAATGAAGAAGTTAGATCTGTTATTAAACAAGAATTAACTGAAATATTACAATCGGGATTACAATCAACAATTAATGAATTACAAGAAACAAAACAAGAAAAAGTTGAAATACCAGTTAAAAAAACAACTTCAAATAATAATCCAAAATTTAAAAAAAATAAATTTTCTGATATATTAAATGAAACTAATAAATTAACTGAAACAAAATCTTCAGCTGATTATGCTTCTTTAATGTCAGAAGATATTATAATGACTTCTAAAGATGCACAAGGATTTAATTTAAATAGACAAACAACTAATTCTATTATAAATGATCCAGAAACAGGAAAAACAATGAAAGTTGATCCTATTGTTGCAAAAGCAATGACTCGAGATTATTCAGCTTTAATGAAAGCAATTGATAAGAAAAAAGGCAATGGCATACCGGTTTGAAAATAACAATATATTAGAAGAAAATAATATAGCTATAGGAATAAAATTTCCATTTAATGGACGTAGAATTTTCAACTCTACTTATACTACGTTAGAACAATCTAGTAGCAATATTAAAAATTTATTACTTACTGGTCGTGGAGAACGTTATGAATTAAATGAATTTGGAACATTATTAAAATATCTTTTATTTGAACAACAAACCGATGAATTAAAAATTGCAATTGATGAAGAAATTAGAAATTCTGTTAGTAGATGGTTGCCATATATTAATATTGAATCTATCAATATAATATTTAATTCTCCAAATAATACATATATTAATGTTAAAATAACATATCGTGTTTCAAATATAGAAGCAGAACAATCATTAACGTTATCATCAAAAAATGATAATACTATAACAATTGACTCGTAAGGATTTATAAATGGATGTAGTAAAAGACGTAAAATATTTAAATAAAGATTTTAATCAGTTTAGAAAAAATTTAATAGAATTTACTAAACAATATTTTCCAAATCAATATACTGATTTTAATGAATCATCTCCTGGTATGTTATTTGTTGAATTAGCAGCATATGTAGGCGATGTATTATCATTTTATACTGATACCAATTTAAAAGAATCAATATTAAATCAAGCTCAAGAACGTGGAAATATTATTAATTTAGCTAATATGCTAGGATATAAACCGTTAAATTCTGTAGCATCTCATGTAAATTTAAATGTATTTCAATTAATTCCAGCAAAAGGATCAGGTGCATCTAATCAACCAAATTATGATTTTGCATTATCAATAGCTCCAGGTATGCGTATTAAACAAGAAAATGGCTCTGCAGAATTTAGAACTTTAGATGTTGTTGATTTTAATTTATCTTCATCTTTAAGTCCTACGGAAGTTACAATATATGAAATTGATCCAACTACAAATGAACCAATATATTATTTATTAAAAAAACAAACGCAAGCAGTATCTGGAACAATTAAATCAAAAAAGTTTACATTTGAATCTCCTAAACAATATGATAAAATAGTATTACCAGATTCAAATATAATTGAAATAATTTCTATTAAAGAGTCTGATGGAGATATATGGACTGAAGTTCCATATTTAGCTCAAGATACTGTATTTGAAGAAGTATTAAATATAAAAGAAAACGACCCAGATACATATCAATATCGTGATTCTTCTCCATATCTTTTAAAAATGAAAAAAGTTTCAAAAAGATTTATATCTAGATTAAGATCAGATGGAAAACTAGAATTACAATTCGGAGCAGGAGTAAGTAGTAATAATGATGAAGAAATTATTCCAAACCCCGCTAATGTAGGAAATGGATTACAACAACTAAGAAAAAATGTAAATGTAGATATAGATCCTTCTAATTTTTTATACACAAAAGCATATGGAGAAGCTCCTTCAAATACTACATTAACTGTTACATATACTATAGGAAACGGTATATCAGACAATATTGAAAGTAATACAATTAAAAAAATTGACTTTATTGAATTTAATGACGATCCAAATTCAACAGCTTCACAATCAATGATGAATTTTGTTAAATCCAGCGTTACCATAAATAATGAAACCCCAGCTCGTGGAGGTAAGTCTGCAGATTCATTACAAGATATAAAAAATAATGCAGCTGCAACTTTTGCAACTCAAAACAGATTGGTAACAAAACAAGATTATATAGTTAGATCATATTCAATGCCAGCAAAATTTGGAAGCGTTGCAAAATCATATATAGTACCAGACGATCAAATAACACAAAATGATTTAGAAGATACAAGAATACCTAATCCATTAGCAATGAATTTATATGTATTGGGATATAATGAATTGAAACAATTAACAACATTGAATACTGCTATTAAAAACAATTTAAAAACATATTTAGACTACTATAGAATTTTAACAGATGCTATTAATATTAAAGATGCATTTATTATTAATTTTGGAATTGACTTTGAAATAACAATTCTTCCAAATTATAATTCTAATGAAGTTTTACTAAATGCAATTGACACATTACAAAAATATTTCGAAATAGATAAATGGCAAATCAATCAACCTATAATAAAGTCAGAAGTAATGAATACATTAGCTAACACAGATGGTGTTCAGAGCGTTGTAGGATTAAACTTTAGCAATTTATATAATACAAATCAAAATTATTCTGGTAATGTTTATGATTTAGAGACTGCAACAAGACAAGGTATTATTTATCCTAGTTTGGATCCTAGTATATTTGAACTTAAATTTCCTAAAAAAGATATTAAAGGAAAAGTAACAACATATTAACATGAAAATATTTATATAAAATTATGGCACTAACATTATCAACATCGGGAATAACTA